ATACTATAAAAGAATCAATGAACGGAATTGAGAGAACGACGGCAGATATGTTGGGTCACAGAAGATTGAAAATTGATTCTTTAAAATGGGTTTTGTCTAGGATGAACCCTAAAAAATACGGGGATAAGGTTGATATGACGTCAGGAGGTGAAAAGATACAACAAACTCCATCGTCAATAAACGTCCGTATAATTGAAAACAACGATGACGAATAATGATATTGATTTTTTAGCTACAAAAGTATTTAGAGATATTTGGAATGCTTCACAATCAGGGAAATATAAATTAATATGCGAGGAAGGTAGTTCCCGTAGTTCAAAGACTTGGAGTAATTTCCAAGTTTTGTTTTTAGACTTATTTGAAAATCCATTAACTACATGTACCATTCTTAGAGATACTCAAAAATCATGTAGAGAAATTGTTGAGGTAGATTGGATTAAATGGCTTTCCGACCCAATGGGCAGAAAAAAACAATTAGAAAAAAAAGAAATAACAGTACAAGAATTTGATGCTTTTATAAAACATGAAAATCTTACAAAACATTTCTTAAGAAATAGAACAAATCACACTTGGACTTTTTTACACAACAATTCATTTATTAGATTTACAGGTTTAGACGATGAAGATGATGCTATGGGTATGACTCAGGATATTTGTTGGATAAACGAGCCTTACAAGTTCTCTCATGAGGTTTATAAGCAACTTTCTCAGAGAACATCGAAGTACATTTTATTCGATTGGAACCCAAAACAAACACACTGGGTAAATGAAGAAAAAAGAAAAGAAAACACAATTACTTTATTTTCAACTTTTGAAGATAATCCTTTTTGTCCTATTGAGTCAAAAATACAAATACAATCATACCAACCGATAGAACAATGTGACGTTGTTTTAAAAGGTATTTTGACAAATTTAGAGTGTAAAAACTATGATGCAGAACTAAATAAAAATAAATTTAGTAAAAAGCAAATAAACGAAATTAATCGATGTATTTATAATGAAGAAGTTGGGAGTGCTTCACTTTATCACTGGTTAGTATTTGGACGAGGTTTAAAATCAGAAAAACCAAACAGGATTTTTAAAGGATGGCAAACGCTATCAAATGCAGACTTTGAAAAACTACCATATCAATCATACTACGGGTTAGATTTTGGGTTATCTGCCCCAACGTCTTTAACAGAAATGAAATTTGACGGTGATGAAAATTACTTCTTTAAAGAGCGACTATATAAACCTTTGAATGATATTAAAGGCAGTTTGTCGGACGAGTTCGAAAGACTTGGAATAGAAAAACACAAACAAATTATTTGTGATAGCGGTAATGAATTAAACAAAGAGGAATCACGTAAATTAAAGAACGCAGGATATAACGTCATTCAAGCTAAAAAGGGCAGCGGTTCTATTTCGGCAGGAATTGAAACTATGCAGAAAAGTAAAATACATTACACAAAAGAATCGATTAATATTGAGAGCGAATATGAGTCTTACAGCTGGAAAATATGGCAAGGCATTCAAATGGACATACCGGAAGAGAACGGAGATGACCACGCGCTTGATGCAATGAAATACGTTATTTCTTGGTTTACAAAAGTTTTTAGGTTAAGTTAATTATTTTTTTTATATATTTGCTTTTATTATCAATGTTGTGAAACATCGTATTTATGGGATTATTTAATTTTTGGCAAGGTAAAAGTATCAGTGTGGAACGTGACCGCAGTGGTGTTTTTACCTATTCTTTTTTAGACCAAACGGGGTTTGTTAACTCTGAAGAGTATCTTAAATTATCATTAAGCAATCCTGTTTTACTTGCTATTATTGCATTGAGAGCTAAAATATATTCTCAAATGAAAATTACTCATTTGAATGCATCAGGCAAACCTATCGAGAACAGCGAGATAATTAAATTATTCAAACAGCCTAATTATTTCCAATCACAAGAAGACTTCTTTTTTCAGCAAATGTGGTTTTTATCTGCTGCAGGAACTAACTTTACATATAAAGTTGACGCTTTAAATACTACAAAAGCAATATTCAATCTTATTCCTTCTGAAATAGACTTGAATGATACCCACAAAGTAAAATCATTTATCTATACAAAATCGGAGCTAAAAGCGTACGGTGACAGAAAGATTAAATACAAACTGGATGGACAAACTTTTGATATTAAATTAAAAGATATTATCCCTACTTATGACCTAGCTAACGGGTTAACTTGTGATTCTTTGATGAGTTCGCCCTCAAGATTGAAAGGAATTTCTAAAACAATAGAAAACATAGAGCAAAATTTGCTGTCAAAAAATGTTAATCTAAAGATGAGCCAAAAATATCTTATGGCTAGTCAAGGAGATGGGAATGAAGCGCAGATACAAGATAAAGACCGTCAGGATATATTTAGAAAAATAGCTCAAAAATCTTTATTGATTACCAACGCAAACATTAAGGCTCAACATTTAGTTAGCGACATGAAACGATTGTTTTTAGATGAGCAATTCAGTGCTGATGCTTTAACCTGTCTTAATGCTTTTGACATGAATAAGGATGTTTTGAACTATTTTGCTAACGGTTCAAGTACTTATGAAAACAAAGAAAAAGCAATGTTAGATTATGTTCAGAATTCAATCCAAACAGACGCTAATAATACAATGAATAGTTTTGCGAGTTCTTTAGGATTGATTGACAAAAACGAATCTTTACAAGCCACTTATAATCATTTACCAGTAATGCAATTAGTAATGAAAGCTAAGATTGAAACATTAAAAGCCTTTCAAGAAACTTTGATTTACGAAAGTCCAGAAGAACAAAAACGTTTAAGCAATGATTTTAAATTAATTTTAGGATTATGAAAGATGTAAAAAAGCCTGAATTAACAAAGGCACAAATAGAAAAATTAAAGTCAGATAAAGAAAAACAAATGTCTAAAATTATCAAGAAATGATAAAAGTATTAGAATTTCCAAATAAAGAGTTTACTACAAAAGAGGAACTTTTTAAAGCATTAAAAGATAATAAAAAAGAATTAATTTCTTTGAAAAAGTCTATTACTAAACAAGCTGATGCAGTTTCTTTTGGCTATAACGATACTATAATTGGCGAAGTAAATAAAGAAGATTATTCAGGAAATGGAAGTCCAGACGTTTTGAATGTAAAAGTTGTTATAAATACTACTAACTTCTTAGATAGCCACGGAGATGTTCACATAAATGGTATTTGGAACAAATCAGTAAAAGATAATGTTTCTTTTTTGCATTTGCAAGAACACGAAAGGGAATTCGATAAAGTTATTACTGATACCGCAAAGGGGAGTGTTCAATCAATGACTTGGAAACAGTTAGGATTGCCTTATTTAGGAAAAACCGAAGCGTTAATTTTTGATAGTCAAATTGAGAAAAAGCGCAATGAATTTATGCTTAATCAATACGCAAACGGTTGGGTTAAAAATCATTCTGTAGGCATGAGATATGTTTCTATTCAAATGGCTATAAATTCAGAAGCTGAATGGGACAAAGAAGAAAAAGCAATTTGGGACAAATATTATCCAAATATAGCAAATAAGGAACTTGCAGACGAAAAAGGGTATTTTTGGGCAGTTACCGAAGCAAAAATAATAGAAGGTAGTGCGGTTGTAATGGGTAGCAACTCAGCAACCCCAACTTTAAATAATAAAACGGAAGCCGTCGAAGACACTGCCGAAATAAAAGAGCCGTCAAACGACACTCAAAGCGAACAACAAAAAGAATTACTAAAAGAACTATTAAACAAATTTTAAACAAATGGAAGAAATCATTAAAGAATTGGGTCAAAAGATTGACGCAATGAAAAACGAAACAGTTTCTAAAAGCGAACTTATCGAAGTACTTTCGAAAGTAAAAGATTTAGAAACAAAAGGACAAGATGTTGCTACAATTAAGGCAGACATTGAAGAAGTAGCCCTACGTGTGTTAGGACTAGAAACTAAAGGAGTTCCTGCACAAGCTCAAGAGTCTTTAGGTTCAATATTAGACGCTAAAAAAGCTGAACTTGCAGCAATGAAAGAAAAGTCAGGCTCAAGTGTTCAATTCACTTTGAAAGCAGCCGGAACAATGGCTTTATCTACAAATGTTACAGGACAAGTTCCTTTAGCCGAAAGAGAGCAAGGGATTACTAGAATTGTAAGACGTAACCCTTATATCCTTCAATTGGTGAATGTTGGGACAA